CCCAGAACCAACATATAGTTGTCCTAGTAGAACTGTTCCTGTTGCTACACCCCAGAAGATGTAATAGAATTTAGATTTCACTTGGTTTCTTAGTTTTTCTTTAGTAATCATTTGAATTCACAACTCATCATAATTTCGGTTAGACATGCAAGCATGTTAATTTCCTGATCGGGAACAACAGCAATGTCACGCATATATTTGGCGATGATAAGAACTGCTTCAGGGATTGAAGCAGGTTTCATAACACTATAGATGTTATCATAGACCTTACGCATCACCATACTAGGATCATTGTCCATGTGTTGAACTACCCAGTTCTTGACATTAGTAAACTCTTTCTTCTTCAACGACGAAAGCAAAGAATCAAGATTAACATCAGCAACATCAACGAGAATAGCTGAGTCAATGGAGCCATTAGCAGCATAGCGTTGACACTCATTGATAAGCCTGCGCCAATCAGGATAATACCTCCTAACAAGTTTAGCCAGAACTTTATCTTCAAATTTAACATCTTCAGTTGTAAGAATAGTTTTAAGACGATCAAAGAATTGACCTTGTAGTTTCATTGCCTGATCAGGTTTGATCCTGAAATCAACAACAGTACAACGTGAATGCAATGGTTCAATAATCTTATTACTGAAGTTGCATGTAAAGATAAACCTACAATTACTATGGAACTCCTCCACAGCAGTCCTCAAAGACAGTTGAACATCGTTGGTTGTGTTATCTGCCTCATCAATGATGACGACCTTGTGGGACGCACCAGAAGTCAATGAGACTGTTGTGGCAAACTGACGGACTCTGTTTCTAACAGTATCAAGGAAACGACCCTCATCAGATCCATTGATCATAATGTAAGATGCACCTATCTCATCACATAATGCTTTTGCAATGGTGGTCTTACCCACACCAGCAGATCCAGTAAGTAAGAGATTAGGTAATTCGCCTTGAGCGACGAATCCTTTAAATGCATCCTTGATAGTCTGTGGGAGTATACAGTCATCTGTTAATTTTGGTCGGTACTTTTCAACCCAAAGAAACTTTTTGCTCATACTGGTTCAAGGGCAATGTAATAGGTCAAGTCAACATTCTGGTTAATCCACTCAGAAATCAAATGCTTAGATACCTTAACACTATAGTCACCAGGTAAGACTCTAATGTTTTCAATCTTAAGATCAAGAGTAAAGGTGCCAGTGGTAGAACCAGCAACTGTAAGATCGTAAGTATTGCTGGTATCATTCTCTTTGTCTCTAAGAATAATCTTAATAGTTTCTGCACCTTCTTCAGCAAAGAATGTAAGGTCAGGTAAACTATAAACAGCAGATGCTTTCTGTAAAGCAATCAGATCTTGTTCAGTTAAACTGAATTGAATATCTGAACCAGGAAAGTTTACATTCTTTTCTGGTGCAGACTTTAACGTAATCTCAGGATCCGAAAAGTAATACTTAGCAGACTGACGACCCCCACGGATGTTAACAAAATCGCCACTGGTAAATTCCAGTTGAGGATCATTAAACAAACTGATACCGCACAGAAACTGACTGAGATCATATATTGCGAAGTCAGTAGGAAAGTTTTCCTCGCCAGTGAATTTCGCGAGAATATTTTCTGCGTTTGATATAGTCCGTACTGTACTTCCCGATCTGAAGACGATTGAGGAATTAATTGTTGAGAAGTTTTTGAGGACATCTAGTGTTTTTTTAGATAGGGTTACTTTACTTGTCATAATCAACTGAGAAAGATGTAGGGTTGTTTGCGTTAATCTGGTTAGACTTAGCTTGCTTGTCACTAAAGTGTAAAAGTAGGATAGCGTAATGGGCAATCTTTATGATGTCCTTACGTGCTGTACCCTTCCTATCATAACGTGAAGCATATTTCAAAATGTTAGACCTACAGAATGCTTCAGCATCACCAACAGAATCAATGAGATCTAATGTTTGAATCCCATTCTTACTGTAGTGAGCACTATAGGTGCTGGACACATAATCCGAGATCTCTTTAAGGATCTCACCTTCATTGTACTTCAATTTTCACTCCAAACATGATCAATGTCACTATGATAGCATTGAAATTCATTTCCGTCAAGGTCAACAACATCAATTTTATGTGTTGCCTTCCACTCATCACCACAATCCCCGATAATACGGACACTCCTCCCGTCCTTAAGACAGAGGATGTGTCCTAGGTATCCATCAAACGGTTTGGTCATTGGATTCTTCTCCATTAGTGTTTACATCAGCATCTACTTTGTCATAAAGTTCGATAAAGGATTGCTTAGTCTCTTCATCAAAACGATTCACACATACCTTGATCGCTTTCATACGGTCATTCCAAATAGAGTATGCTCTAACGATGTGTACAAGTCTACGTGTAGAAATCACTTCATCAATACCACCATCCTTGAATGTTCTACGGATGATGTCTGCCCATGTAGCAAGATTCTCACAGAATGCTTCATCATGCTTACCAACTGCTGCAGTAGCACGAAGAAGAATCTTCTTCTCAGTAACTGGTGAAGGATACTCTTGCTCAAATGTTAATGCGAATCTTTCAAGGAAGGCTTCATTGAGCACGTTAGTTCCAATAAATCGTCCATCATCTGAACCTTTACCTTTAGTATTTGCGGTTGCAATGATGTTGAAACCCTTCGCTGGTTCGACGTATCTTCCAATTTTTTTAAGGAAAACTCCTTTACCCTCAAGGATGGACTGGAGGCAGAGGATTTTGTTTGAGGCAAGGTCAACCTCGTCAAGGAGCAAGATAGCTCCTCTGTTGAGAGCTTGAATAACTGGTCCATCGTGCCAGACGGTTGCACCGTTAACAAGGCGGAAGCCGCCAATGAGATCATCTTCATCTGTTTCTATCGTAATGTTAACACGAATCAGTTCTCTATTTAGAGTAGCACATGCTTGCTCTACACTAAGTGTCTTACCATTACCAGACATACCAGTAATAAACAATGGGTAAAACATTTTGGAACTGATAACTTTCTTAACATCAGGGAAGTTACCAAAAGGAACAAAGTTATCATCCTTTTGAGGAATCAAGTTTTGCTCAATTACAGAAACTGCAGCGGGAGCATTGAAAGTTTGCTCAAGTTTTTCTTGAACAGTAAGATTCCACTTACCAATACCTTGCTTATAAGTCTTAAGTCTTTTCTTAACAGTAGCAAGAGAACATTTAAAGTGTTCAGATGCTTCAAATAAAGATTTTGTGTTTACCTCAGTACCAACCTTATCAGTAAGGTATGTAACTAGGTCTTCAGTTGTAACTGGAACAGGAGCGAATGGCATGATGTGTTTTGTTGTGTATGAATATAGTATAAGGCATTTGGTGGTCAATGCGACCACCTGTGTACCAGTTTGTCAATTGGTCTATGCCACATGCTGAATAAAGGAACTAAGCAGTTTCTTATTAGTGGACTTACCCTTAAGCATTTTCTTGAATGCACGTGAGATGTCTGCTTTTTTAGCACCAGTCTCAACATCGAATTCAATATCATCACTTAGAGAACTAGAATTGATAGCATAGAGAGCAGTAAATGCTATGGGTGAAGGAATAATAGCAGACTTCTGCTTTCTCCACTGCTTCTGTACTTCCTCATAAAATTCCTGATCACCATAGTTACTAACAAATCTACTAAGACTTGAACCAGGCATAATACGGAAACCAAGAACATTTACACTAGCAAAACGATCACGAATTTGTTGAATGAAAGTGTTAGTGTTTGATGTGTATCCATCCAATTGAGTATACACACGACCAGTCTTACGATCACGAAGAACAACATTGTCACAAAGACGACGAGGACGGACATAATATTCATCCTTATGCTCATTATAAAACTTGCGACCGTATGCTGCTGTTGAAGATTCACCATCAGTAAGAACACAAACATTAACTTTCTGAACATCATTCTTTGATTTGAAATCAGGGATGATGTAGTTAAGCATTACGATTGCTTCATTTAATGGTGTACCAGAAAGACCTATCCCAATAGTGTGTCTGTAACCAGTGTGCATAACATAGTATGCTGCTTCACGAAAAACATTAAGACACATACGCTCATAATCTTTAGAATTAGAACGAGAAGAAATCATATTCATTAAGTGGAAGAAACCTTTACCTAGGTAAACTTTATTTTCTTCACAACCCTTTGCTGCATAATGATCATTCTCTGAAGCATATTCATCATACCCCTCTTTATTGCGACGAACAGGATAGTAATCATTAGTGAAGGCATATACTTCAAATGGAATTTGAACTTTCTTACAGAATGATGTTAAGTTAATAAGTTGCTTAACAGTATCAAGAATCTCTCTTGACATAGAACCAGACCAGTCAAGTAAGAAAATCATTCCATGATTCTTGCCATCAGGAAGAACAGTTATCTTCTTGAAAATATCTTCGTTATAAAGATAGGTGTGGAGTTTAGTAGTATCAAGGACTCCAGTCTTAGACTGACCAGCACGAGCGTAAGCGTCAGCAGACTTTCTACATTCAAATTCTTTAACAAGATAGTTTACCTCTTTTTGTGATTGTTTACGAAACTCTCTATACTTTTCATCTACGAAATCATAGTTGCTGCATTCTTCTTTTTGCTCATCAATCCATCCATGAACTTCTGTCCAATCAGCAACAAAATCATTTAGTTTTACATTTTCAGGTATTTCAACATATGTAGGATCTGTAACATGAGGATTTGAAAGTTGAGAAAATGCACTATCGAATGCACGTTGAGTTTGAGAATGATCTCCAGCACCACCTGTAGTTTGATCATCATAATCAAGATCTTCATCTTCCAATTCTTCTTCTCCATCTTCAGTAGCAGAAGAACCATTTAATTCATTGTCCTCTTCACCTTCACCTTCACCTTGCTCAGGTTTAAATGTTAAAGACTCAGTTTGATCTTCAGAATCTTCTTGATTATCTTCTGATGATCCTTGTGGAAGTGTTTGTTGTTCAGTCTGACCAACTTTTTTCGTGCCTTGGAACTCATATACATCTTGAGCAATCTGAAGAACATCTTCAAAAGTTTCTACAAGATCAGTACGAGCAACAAATACTTTCTCTTCAATAGAAAAAGGAATCATTGCATCAGCACCACACTTAAAGTGAAGATTGATACGGTCTATTAAAGTAAGAGAATCAAGATCCTCATTAGCAATACCAAAGAAATCTTGATCATTTAGTTCACGATATCCACCAACAAAAGATTTCTTAAGACCAGGAAACTTACGCTTCATTAATTTTTCAATGCGAGCATCCTCAATAACGTTTACGAAATCCTTAGGGCAATCATTAGTGACTGTCCAGTCATCATCAGGAGTGAACAATGCGTGTCCAACCTCATGACCAACAAGCATATCGTATACAATGTTACTAGCACGATCCCAGTTGGGGAGAGTCAAGACCCTACGATCTACATCAAACTGTGCAGTAGGTACGGTACGGTGCTCAACGATTAGGTTTTCTGTTGCTAGGAGTCTAGCAAGGTTTCCTCTGATTTCTTGTCTTTGGTGGAACATGTATCTCGTGTGTTGATACTATTAGTATATACGAAAGAGACTGCTTGTGTACCACCCTTATGACACTTCTTCAACTGTCTCCTTGAGGATGGAATAATTCTTTTCCTTCTGTGCAGTTATAGTTCTAGCAAACTTACCTTCAAGTTGCTCCCTATGACTGATTACATACACATTAGTGTTAGAATCAAAATTACGCAAGATCCATCCTAGATCAGAACCCCCCTGTTGGTCAAGGGAACTGTCAAAGATCTCATCTAAAATGAGAAGATTAGTATCCACGCTATTCTTAAGCTTAGCAATACTACGCCAAGTGAGCAAAAGAGCGATATCAATACGAGACTTTTCGCCTTCACTGAAACTATCGTAAGAAAATACATCACGGTATCTAGACTTGATTATCTCCTGAAAGTTATCATCCAGCATGAAATTGACATAAAAGTCCATACGTTGTAAGTATTGATTAATATGTTGATTCATTGCTGGAAGATAAGTCTTGATGATTCTAGTCTTAATTCCATTGTCTTTTAACAGTTGTGACGCTGTTGTTAGAACATCACGATCCTTCTTTGAGTTGCTAAGATCTACACTATAAGATTTCTTATCTTTGATTAAACCTTCCAACTTAACAAACTCAGTTTTCTTATCAGGGTTTGAACCCTCTAGATCTTTAACCTCTTGTTCTATATCACGGATGGTTTGTCTGATTGTCTTGATGCGATAATTCGCTTGAGTAATATCAGAGTTGAGACTGAGTACAGTCTTCGATAATTTATTGAATTCATTTTCTCGCTCTTCTTCTTTAGTGATAGCATGATTGAGATCTTTCAATCCAACATTAAGATTGTCTAACTCCTCTTGTCCTTCAAATAATTTCTCTTGTCTAAAAGACTCATCAATGACCTGAGTACAAGTAGGACATGTTTTATTGTCTGAAAAGAAACTATGGTTTTTACTACATGTATTTAACTTAGACTGTATTTTAACAAGGTATGTGTTCAACTTCTTTAATTTCGTTGCACTTGAAGACACCCTTTCCATTTCTTTAGAATGTTTTAAGACTTCAGAATTCAAACGAACAATCTCATTATGGTTATCGTCTTCATTCTCTGACAATTCAACTATCTTATTTTCTTTACGAACAATCTCCTCTTTATTTTTCTTCTCCAATTCAAACATATACTTCTTCTGTATCTCAATCTTCTCTTCTATAAGATGAATCTGATAATCTATTTCCTTAACTTCATCGTTATTTTCTCTCACCCTATCTTTAAGAATAAGATTCATTGTAGAGAATACCTGAATGTCAAGGATATCTTCAATGATCTCACGTCTCTGTGGTATAGGCAACCGCATAAAAGGAACAAAGGTACTTGATCCTAACACTACAATCTGTGTGAATGACTTGTAATTCATCTTGAGTACATTCTGCTCAAGATTTTTCTGCTGATCCATAACTGTGCTTTCTTGATTCCACAGTTGCCCATTACAAAAGATCTCAAACTTGTTAGGTTTGATACCACGAATTACTTTATATTCAACTTTACCAATAGAAAATTCTACTTCAGTCATAGCACCTTTCTCATTGATGCTATTAACCAACATACTCTTACTAATTTTACGGAAGGGTTTTCCGAACAAAGAAAAAGTAAGAGCATCTAATATGGTGCTCTTACCTGCTCCGTTACTTCCAATTATTAAATTAGTCTTGGCACCTAATAGATCAACTTCACTAAACACATTGCCCGTCGAGAGAAAATTCTTCCAACGGATCTTTTTAAAAATAATCATTCTTGGTCGTCGGGTGGAATAATAAAATCGTCAGGGGTTATGATAGAGAACTTCTGTCCTCTAGTATGACATGCGTCTATTATAGCATGATCTTCCATTTTTACAAGCTGCATGGGTGGATAATCGTCATCATCCTGTAGCATCATAAGATACCTTTCAGCGTCATCTACATCAGTAAAGATAGGAATGACCCTATCTTCTGCTGCATCAAAAACAGAATATACACCATCAGGTTGATCCTCTAGTGTTACTATAAACATTTAAGATACGTTGCAGCTTTCAATATATAGAGATCTCATGAGTTTCTTGAGATCAGTTTTATCTACAACCATCTCCACATCATCAATATATTCATTAAGAAGTGTCATGGTATCTTTGGTTTCTAGATCTGCTTCATCTACACCATCTACTTCAACTAGAGTCTCAGCAATTTTTACATCATGAACACCTACATTGTAAAGACGATCAACCAATGTTTCAAACATTTGGTAGTCACGCTTTTCGTTAACGATGATCTTGATGTACTTGTCTTTATGACAAGACACATCGTATTTGTTGTAGTCGAAGTTGCTGTCGTCGTAGGAGATCTTATCAAACATTTCGTATGGATTTTTGATAAATCTAAGTCTATCAGTTTCAGTATCATAGATATGAAACCCACGAGTATCCTTGTAGTCATTCCAAAACATCTGATATGGGTTACCTAGGTATTGAATATTACCTCGTTTTGATTTGTGATGATAATGTCCAGACCAGACACGTTTAAAACGATGGAATAGTTTTGGATCCATACCATGATCCATAACAAGACCAGGAGTCATTTCAAAACCAGCAAGTTCTAAGTGAGCACAACAAATATCAGACTCACTACTACTAAGTGTTTTTAAAACATCATCATAGTTCTCCCTATTAATCCAAGGAAGCATTAGGAAATTTTTACCACCAAGTTCAATATCTTCAGACTCTTTATAGATCTTAATATTATCATATTGATTAAGAAGTAACTCAGGTGAATTAATTTTATTGGTATTCTTATAATAGATGCAATGATTGCCGATAAGCATATGCACCTTATATGGTCTTAACTTTTCAAAATAATTTTCAGTAATACGATCAAATGTATTGAAGTCCATAGACTTTCTATTGTCAAACGTATCACCCAAATCAATTATAGTATCAATGCCTTCTTTCTCTAGAGTAGGAAAAAAGACATCATCATAAAATTTCTGCCAAAAGTTCCAGAAATTGATGTTGCCTTTTCTCCCATCAAGATGTTGATCGGTAATCAATGCAATCTTCATTTTTTAAATACACCCATTTTTGATAGTAACCATAGTGTAACTATAGTCCATCCTATGACATACCACATTATCTTTTAGTTGTGTTACTACGTGTTCTGTTGATTATACTAATGAACTTATCACCAGCAAAGTGTCCACCAAGGCAGACATCTATCTCGTCACCATCCTTCCAGTTAGTCTCACCGTTCATTTTGGTGTGAGTCATTGCTAGTTGGATTTTCTGAATGACTTCTTGTGTTAGTCTCATTATTTCCTCATAGGTACTTGGATTGTCCATGCTGGTGATACTAAATCAACCATCTTAAAGTCTTTCTTATTCTTTTCAATCTGATTTAGATATGCTTCACGACCAGGTTCAGGTTGAATCTCACCATAATGAGTTTCCTTTAAACCCAAGTAATCCAGTACAGCATCATCAACCATAGTATAAAGAGCATCCCAAGTTAAGGTATCCCTCAATCCAGTTGCGATACGATCAAGATCATTCCCATCAAGGTATTCACCCTTGCATATCTCTCTAGAGTAATCTCCATATTGACTTTGGAGTTTTGCTCTTGCCTCTACCAACTTGTTAAGGTTGATAGAGATCTTGATATCATCATCAATCATTTATCTAATTTGCCAGAAATTTCATATGCTTCTTTATCTCCACCATGACCGTGGGCAATTCCTAACTCATGCATCTTAGCATGTTCGTCAATAGGATCTCTTAAGTCTTTCTTACCTGCTCCTAGTGTAAGATAAAGTCCATAGATGACTAGACCTACAACAACTAGACCAAAGAATAAAATAAATCCTTGATCAGGAGTCAGGTTTAAATGGTGAACTATAGCATCTTGCTTTTCCCATGTACCTGGTAATGTATACACTGATGGTTTTGATAGAAAGATCATTTTAATCTAGTGAATCTAAATCGTTATGCTTTACTGGTCTATGATGTTTCATACCATCATGATTTCCATCATTAGGTAACTGACCAGTCATAAGATATTCAATAGTCTCTTTGCAACCACGAAGATAATGAAGTTGTTCCGCTGTCTTATCTGTTTGTTCTTGTCCTTTAATCTGTGCAATTCTCTTAGTGAATCTTGTTAAGAGTTGTTCAAGATTCTCTGTTGGTTTAGCGTTATCGCTTTTTTCAGTTGAAAACTGTGTTTTAATTTTCATGGTTATTGTAAGTTCGGATTAGTAATTCTAGCATTTGACCAGTTGGTTGCGACACCTTCCAAGTGGAATCCTGAGAGATGAATGAC